GGAGCCGTTGATACATGGAGCGCTAGCCGGCAAGCCAGTTGCAGTATCAAGCCCCACACTAGGATTTAACGACCCAGATGGGGTCTATCCTAAGCTGGCGAATGAGAGTGATGTCCATGAGCTAGCCAGAGGGTCTCTTACGGCTGTCAATGCAGTAAGACGAGATGAACTCAAGGTCTCCGGCACCGCCACAGCTGATTTTGATGGGATTTCCACAGAGAACAGCGCCAGTGGTGCCGCAGTGCCACCTAGTGACGGAGGCTCATTTGACATGCCGTCTATCGTCAATGGGACATACAAGCCCCAGTACCCATTCAACAAAGTCTTTGCGAGTGAGAGTGGCCATGTCCTAGAGTTTGATGACACCACAGACTATAGGAGAGTACAACTATCCCATGCAGCCGGATCCTATATGGAGTATAGTAATGATGGCACCCTTGTCATGCACAGTATATCAGATAAGTATGATGTTGTCAACAGCAAGTTATTCACAGCTGTGGGTGGAGACGAAGTACACAGTACGGATGGTTCGCTTAAGGTATTTGCCAATAAAAGCTTGACAAGTGGCAATAACTATGATATAGAGGTTGGCGCAGGGGCGAACATCAACATCATGGTACGAAGCGGCGATATGAACATGCACATACTAGGCAATGTCAACCAAAGCATAGACGGTGACTTTAATGTGAGCTGTGATAACTTCACTATAGACGCATCACGTACAGCGAAGATAACAAGCAGAGACATGAAGCTTGTAGGGGCAGATAGTGTTGACGTAGATGGTGGTACGATAGACCTCAACTAGTACACGTCAAAACTGCCATACGCTTTCTAACTTATAAATGCAATAACAATAACAGGTAAATATCCTTATCACTTATCAGAGCCCACACGTCAAAACTGGAGCGAATTGGTTTCAGTATCATACATAAATAGTGGCATGATAACTTTAACAGATGATGCATACGAGCATCTAAGAGATTTAAGAGACCAACATGGTATGAAGTTTGTACGCCTTGAAGTGAAGGCAGGTGGGTGTGCAGGATATGAGTATGATTGGTCGTTTACGGATGATGTTGCCAGAGACGATAGGGTCTATGATGATGTTCTCATTGTGCATAGAATGTTTGAGTTATATTTAATGAATACACAAATAGATTATACAAAAGATGATTTTAATGCTAATCTAACATTTAGTAATCCGGCTGCAAAGAGTAGTTGTGGATGTGGCACATCTTTTTCAATATAGGAGAATACAATGAGTTCAATGAGTGAGATTATCGCTAGACTAGAAGCACTAGAAAAACAAGTCAAAGAATTACAAGAACAAGCTAAGAAGTAGTATATGAAGTTATTAGGTTTACGCCTATGTGACCATGATAGCAACATCTCGTATTGGGATGGGCATAAGGTACACTACATAAAATCTGAACGTATTCATGGCATTAAACACCATGGGTATGATGGTAACATAGATAAGTGGGTTACAGAGGTTGACAAATACATAGACATTGATTGGCAAGGGTTGGAAGGTGTCGCCATATGTGGTGATAGTTTCAATTTTGGCGTCAAAACGGATCGTAACTGGCAGGAGATTACAAGTCTATACAGAGGTATTCCTACGGTGTTTGTGGATCATCATTATGCCCATGCACAATCGTATTGGATGTTACCTCCTACGGAAATACATGTCTGTATAGATGGTTACGGTGACTTTGACAGGACGTATAGTACCTATGGTGGTTTTACAACCATTACGGAGGATCCTGTACGGATTGATGAGGGGTATAGTAGAACACTAGGTCGTTGTTTAGACGAACTAGGACATAAATTAGGTTTTAAGGGTCACATGTTAGACATGGCAGGCAAAGTGATGGCCTATGCAAAGACAGGTAAGCCTGGTAAGTTAACGGTACCACCTTTCGAAGATATACACAGACTATATGAAGACCAGGTCTTTCGTAATGTGAATGATGTGGCGACGGCACACACGGCCAGTGAGGAGGCCTTTTTAAACTATTTCGCACAGTTTGGTAAAAGTATTTCTTATTCAGGTGGTTGTGGTCAGAATTGTGTTATCAATGGTCGATTAAAGGAAAAAATTCCTGGTCTGGTCATAGGACCACATTGTCCGGATGATGGCTTATCGTTAGGTGCATTAAAGGTGATTGCAGACTATAAAAATGAAGAACTACGTATGGATAACTTCCCATATATACAGGCAGACGAAGCACCTCAGGATGAACCTACGATAGATACCATTCGTAAAGTAAGTGACTTATTGAAGGATGGTAAAGTCGTGGCCTGGTATCAAGGTCATGGTGAAATAGGACCTCGTGCATTGGGTAATCGTTCTATACTCTACTCGGCACAAGGTGAACGGCAACGTATCAATGATATTAAACAACGTGAAAGTTTTCGACCTTTTGGTGCAAGTATACTCAATGGTTTTCAGGAGAAATATTACCATTGTGATTTTGAAAGTCCGTATATGTTATATGTGGTACAAAATAAAACTCGTAACTTTTCAGCCGTCACACATGATGATAACTCTACACGCATCCATACAGTAAAGAGTTCTCAGAATCCGTTGTTTCATACGTTACTCACGGAGTATGTGATTTCTACAGGCATACCGTTGATACTCAATACAAGTTTAAACATTAATGGCAAACCTATTGCCTCAACAATCGCTGAGGCGGAACGCCTATATAATAGTACAAGCATTGACGCTTTGTGTGTTGGAAATAGATTATGGATAAAATAAAAAATTTTAAAGTATTTACAAATGCAGGCAAATTATTTGAAGGTTCAAAAATCGCCATAGATGTAAATGAGATTATCACGGTGTATGAGGACACCTTAGAAGGCAAATCGACAAGATTATGGTCACCTCATAATGAATGGTCTGTACAGGAAGATTTTGACACCGTAATAAGGATTATTAAAGAATGAATTATTTTCCTACTACTATCGTAGATAATTTTTTACCAGACCCAGACGCCGTACGGAACTTTGCTCTCTCAGATAAAATAGAATGGCATACGGATGAAGATGGCAAATGGCCTGGTTCAAGGTCACAAATGTTATTTGAAGTAGATGAACCACTCTTTCAATTTATTATGGAAAGATACTTGTCTCACTTTTACAATAGAGACGATATGAACAAGGTGACTTTTGTTTCACGGATGCAGTTTCAACGAGTAAGTGCAGAATATGATAAAGGTTGGATACATAGTGACCATCCTTTTATTTCTACCTTTATTTTATATCTAACACCGGATGCCAACCCTAAGTCAGGTACTGGTTTATACACAGCAAAGGATTTGTCAAGTGGTATAAAACATATTGATAAAAAAATAAATGCCTTTACAGCAGGAGAGAATGTTGAATCGTATAGAGAGGACCACAATGCACAATTCATACAAAATACTTTTGTGTCAAACGTCTATAATCGCTTGTTTAGTTTTGATAGTTCATTGTGGCACGGCGTTGAAGATTTTAAAAATGATGAAGACAGACTAACACTGGTTATGTTTTTACAAGAACTCACAGGACCGCCTAGTACATTACAACGTACTCGTAGTATTCCTATGTTACGAGATATACCACCAGGGCAAAAAATAGAGAGTAATATACTATAGGTAGTATGAAAAAGTTATACAGACATATTTGCCAAATCCTCATTTTTGGAGTATATATAGTATGCTGCCTTTTCAGACCACCAACTTATGATACTCCTGAAAGCTAAACATATACAGTTTCCAGAATACCACAAGGTGTATCACCTCAACATGCTAGGTAACTTCATAGACTATAGAAGAAAATCATCTACCAGTAGTCAGACAATGAGACTGGAGAGTTTGATGAAAGACTTAGACTTGAATGGCATGACACACCCTATTATCGTATCATGGAATGCATACAATGTTTCCGTAGGTCACCAAAGAGTATGGTATGCCAAAGAAAAAGGTTATACACATATAGATTGTTACCATGTAGAAAATCAAACACAATGGGAACAAATATTTCAATATACACAATCAGATGAATATTGGCAAAAGAATGAAGTCAATAGTAGATATGCAGACCTCTAATATACAAGTGATAGATGTACCCAATGGCACTCAACGTGTTTTAAAGTTTGGTGATAAACTCATACAAGGAAGAATGAACAAAGACGGCTCGTTATCGCTAGATTATTTTAAACAACTCATGTATAGTTTTCGTCATGTCAATGAGGTGAAAAAAATATGCATACTAGGTTTAGGTGCAGGTTGTTTGCATAGATACATACACGAAAGATATCCTGATATACAAATTGATACAGTAGAAATATTGCCAGAGGTAGTACAAATCGCCAAAGAAAAATTTTATTTACCTGACGCTGTAAATGTCTATGTTGAGGATGCTCGTACATGGGTAAAGAAACATAGTGGTTATGATATTGTGATGGTTGATTTATATGATGAATGGGAACAGATATACATAGATGATAGAGATTTAAAAAAACTAGGCAAACTTGTCGCTTATAATTCTCTTATAAATAAAAATACTTATGAACCATATATGGTTCGCTTAAATGCCGTTTATAATAAAGTTTATGAACAGTTTAAACCAGAATTAAAAAGTGAAGAATATAATCATATAGCATTTTGTCAATGAAAGAATTAAAAGCAAAAATTATTACCCACCCGGATAAACACCACATATTGCCACTAGAGGACATTACGTTTAAGTGGGATAAGGTCACTGGTAACTGGACAAATTTTGCAGATAGTCAAGGTATAAATTATCGTAAATTATTTGACAGCCTAGAAAAGGATGGTATGAAACATCCTGTTATGGTTCGTAAAATCAATGAGCAATATCGTAAATGGCAGGCAGGTGGTCGTAGAATTATATGGGCAAAAATGCAAGGATATACACACATATCCGCATACTTATTAAAAGAACAAGAGGAAGTGGATGCTATATATGCCGCTCAATATGATGAGACATATAAATAATATGAGAGCTCTACATAAATCCTCAAGTCGAGGTTGATTAATCACATAAACTAAAGGAAAAAATATGTTATTAAGAACGATAGCATTAACGGTGGCGTTACTGTGTATGTTTACATATGCAAATGCAGTAGAAATAAAACCGTACGGTGCTTTTAACTATAAATGGTCACATGATGAAAATTCAAGTGGCGTTGCATACGACAAATTAGAGAACAATGGCTCAAACATTGGTATTGATATTTCAGAACCAAGTTTAGAAGGTTCAACAATTGGTGCAGTTGCAAAGCTACAAGTTGGAATAGATGTTGATGATTCCGGTAGTGATACTTTTGATTCACAGCTTGCTTACGTAGGCATAGTGAATAACGGTATGACATTATCTGTTGGTCGTCAATCACACCCATTCACAGACAACATTGGTGGTAAATCATCTTCGTTTAATGTGTATGGTGGCGGTTCTGATTTTAATTATGCAAGCCGCTCATCAAACTCAATTGCCTTATCTAGTGATATGCTAGATATTATGGCAGTGATAGATGGTTCATCTGGACAAGATGGCATTGATGAGTACGAAGTTACTTTATCTCATACAGTAATGGGTACAGATGTATCTATTGGTTACGCTGATGATGTTGCAAACGATATCTCTTATTGGGGTGCCGGTGCAAGTACAAGTGTAGGTGATATTTCCATTGGTTCTTCATATACAGTATATGACGCTGCTACAGACAAAGTAGGCAT